GTAGAGGTTGCACCTAGAAAAAGGCCTTCTTTTGCGCCCTTGGCGCTGTTGCATGGTGCACAGCATGCCACTAGGTTATCTAAGTCATGCGTACCGCCTGCTTTGCGTGGTATTACATGATCCACTTGTGTCGCATCGTGACCGCAATACTGGCATATATAGCCATCTCTTTTGAGTACTCTGATGCGTTGGTCTTTCCATCGTTGAGTACCTAACTCTCTATGTGATGCGTTCATTCTTTTATAGCTTCTCTAAACTCAGGGCATGAGTAACATAATGTGCTCTTAACATGATTACATCTAGGACATGCAAGCACTAGGTTATGTGGTGCATCTGATCCACCTCTAGCCCTTGCTAATACATGGTCTATCTGTACCTCATCATATGTAACTAATGTGTCACAGTAATGGCATCTCAGGCCATCTCTCATAACTAAGTACTTCTTATACTTCCTGTAATGCATAGGCCACATTGAGTAGCCTCTTTTCATACGCCTAATGCTTTTCTCTTTAGGGTCGTACTTTCCACCCTTTTTAACACTAAATCCTTCTTTGGTAGCTAAATGGTAAATCTCTGTTCTATGTACATTAAGAGCTTCTGCTAACCAATTACCACCTTTAAGGGCGTTCTCACGCACAAATGCCTTCTGCTCATCTGTTAATGCGTTTCTAGGCATTTAGTGCCACCCTTTTCTTTTCCAATGATCCAGTGCTATGCATGGTTCACCATACCTATGCCCTATGTAGTTCAATCCCCATTGTATCTGAGTATAACCATCTTGGTCTTTAAGCCATGTACTTCTACCTTGAGGAATACCATAGTGAGATCCATTAGCTGCTTTAGGATTCCATGCAGATTCTTTACCATAGAGTATTGCTAAACATTTATATTCTTTTAAGTTATAGCCTAATAGATAATAAGCATATTCTTTATAGCTTACGAATTGCACTGGTTTAGATCCACCTGCTTCAGGCATTAAGCAAAGAGATATCCCAATAGCTACTAGCACCCCGCGAGCTACGCCCCTTAGGGGCTCGCGGTGAGCCTTTGAGAGGCTCTGCGCCGTTAGCGTACCACGCTTGTCAAATCTATTTGTATAAGTCCTGCTCAGAGCGGTGTGTCGTTTCATAATGTCTCCTTATCATTACCCTGTGGATAACTTCTGTGGATAACTATTTATCGGTTGAGTAAAAGCCCTTGCCCTTGAAATGTGTAGCTGCAGCCCCTATAACCTTGACCATAGGCTCATTGCAATAGTTGCACAACACTACTGGTCTATTGTGCCATCCATGACTAATCTCTTGATTGAGATTGCATCGTGAGCATTTGTAGTCATAGGTTGGCAAGTTAAACACTTCCTTATCATGTATGACCCACATCCAGAGCATCGGTCTATGTCTGCCTCAGTAGGTTCTTTGTCTAAGTGACCATATCTTAATATGAGTAGTGGCAAGAGATCCTCTAGTCTAATGATCGCGGCATACTCACGCGCATCTTCACCCTGACCATTGAGTCTAATCACTCCAAAGCCTAATTCCCCCGAAATGACTGTGCGAGCTTTCAATTGCTTTATGTATGCAAGAGGTTGAAATCCAGCGCGTGCTTTGACTTCAACATCGAACGGCACATTAACAATATCCTTGCCACTACCCCTTCCCACACATGCGCCTTGCCACCAAGTCGATAGGTACTCAGCTACTACGCGCTCTGTGCGGAAACCTCTGTGTTTCCTTGCTTGACTAGCCATTGAGCATTAAGCCCATTGTTACGCCTGCAATAAACATTACAATAATCATAGCCGTGAATAGGTTTTCTCTATCCATTGACTGCCTTGCACTTCCTGCACTGCCATGTGCCTGCTGTTAGCACACCATCTTTGATTACTGCTGGGATGATGATGTCATGAGCTTCTGTTGGCTCATTGCATAACTGGCAGTTAATTACTGTGATCATAGGAATATCATCTAGATCAGTCCACTCGCCATCTTTGTCTATGTTATATACCTCGATGTAGCCCATTACACTCTCGCCTTCTGTGGTTGCCATTTACCATCACTTCCAACTACATACCAGAGCGCCGGACACTTAGGCTCGCCCCCTTGATGATTAACGACAGAGCACATAAAGCCACCCCATGCCTTGCCATTCTTCTCACCTTCACGCCATTGCATGTGTCCATGCTTGCAACTTGGTGATTCCTGTGCTTCACCTGTTCCCATAATTGCAGCTACATTCTCCATAGCCTTCTCTAAAGTTACGGGTGCATCTACTACGCCTTTGTACTGTCCTACGGGCGTTGTCCAGTAATCCTGATCATCTGCCTTAACATCTTGAACTGCTGGCTTTACTACTTTTGTAGCAACGACCTTGCTCATTTCTTCTCTGCTTGGTCTCTTTCCTTTAGGCGCATAACCTGCATTTGCAAGTGCTCTGCCGATTGCCGAAGTCTCGCAATTCTCCAATGCTGAAGTCTGATTAACGCCTCGGCTAGTAACTGTTTCCTCAGCGTACCCTGTTGCCCACGCAACGCCATCGCTAGCATCCTTAAATAAATAAGCCTTAACAATGTATCTAGATGCCTCGACAACTTCAAGCTCTGTAGATATGCGAAACGCTGGATAGTCCTTAATAAACTTTTCAAGTCTTACCTCCACTGGCTCATAATCGGCTAGGTTAAACATAGAGATCATTCTCCTCTGTAGCTAGTTGCCCTGCGAGCGCGCCGTAGGAGCATAGATCGACCCAGTTATCAATGTGCTGGGCTGATTGATTAGTCCTTGCAAGTTTAACCAAGACCATGATCCCTGCCACTTGATAGTCGTGTATTGGTGTTTGTAAGTATGCTGAGAGGAGCATTGCGGTGTGCTGCAAGTTATCCGCAGGGTGACCATATGATAGCCCACGGTCACGGATCGTGTCGGTGGCTGTGAGTAAGATTTCATTAGCGCGCATCTTGTGTCGCTCGCTGATATGACTTTGCTACGATCAAGCCTTCACGCTTGCCTTCGTTGAAGCCTTTCGCCCAACCTACTAAATACCATAAAGCATTAGCTGCAAGTAGCAGCACTATAATTGGCATTTCAAAGCTCATTAGTTGCGCTCCTTGCATCGAGTACATTCCCACTGAACTTGTCCGTCTTTGCTAAGTCCTCGAATTACTCGCCATGTATGACTGTGGATCTTCTGGATTGTTGCCATTTTTTTGCCCTTTTCTGTTTGGGAGTTTCCCTCACAGAATTAGAGTCTCACGGCTGTATGACACAATCAAGCACATTTAGGTAACGACTTGATAACGATTATCTAGGTCTGCCGTAGGACTTTCCAGACACTATAAATGTGCCGTCCTTCTCGATGTTGATAAGATCGACCTGCACTTTAGCCTTGTTTACATAGATGATAGCGAAAGCCTGCTGCCAGTTAGCAACGCCCTTAGTGTAAGCAGCCTGCTTGAAGTCCATAAGGTTGCCTACCTCTACACCATGCAAGACACGCCCTATGCGACCCCCAGAGGCCTCTGAGAAGGCCGATCTGCCTGCTCTGTGAGTATGACCTGAGATGACGTTCTTACCATGCCTACGGGCTGCTTCAAGGGCTGATAAGCCCCCCTGTGGCTTGATTGGTGTGTGGTCTCCATGTACTGCAATCCAGTTAGGTGCAATAGGCATTGGGTTCTTATGGAAGGTAATTCCTAATTCATCGAACTTCATGAACTTCTCAAAGCGCAGCTCAGGCAATGCCCCGAATGCAGGCACTTTAGCCATGATGATGTTATACAGGCGGTCTGTGTGATTAGATCTAATGCAATCTGTAACGCCTAGATCCCATAGAAGCTGCACTGCTTCGTTGCGGTCATCGTCTAGGGTTTGGGCATAAGAGCCCATGCGACCTTCTTCCCACTTGCTTATCTGGGGAAGGTCAATCTCATCGCCAATGGTAACTACTTGGTCAGGCTTGAACTTTGTGATGAAGCTTGCAAGGTTACGAGTAGCAACCCTGTCATGATAAGGAACTTGAAGGTCACTTACTACGACTATTCGCTTAATCGTCATCCTCATCTTCGTAATCGCCTAACCTCTCAGGCGGTACTTGATCAGGCAAAATCCAATGAGGATAGGCTTGTGGCTCTGTGATCATGAACATCGCAATATCTTCTGCGAAACCTGCTCGTTTTAACGATAGGAAGTATTCATAAAGCCCAATGCAATAAGCATCAAGTTTTGAGTAGCCTTGCTCCTCTAGTGCCTTAGTTGCTTTTCTTGCCATAGCACTATGCTACCTGTCAAGTAATATGTTATAGATCTCATCGACTCGCGTGTTGAGTCTTTTGATCTCAGACAACAGGTGTGTGATTACATAGCCAGACAAGCCACCAAGTGCTGCGATGGTGGCAAGGTAAAGCGTGAAGAAGTCGGACTGTGTCACTTCTTAATGCCCATAGAAGGATCATTAGGAGATAGGTAGCGCAGTACAGGTGGAAGAATAGAAGCAACACCTGCTGCGATGAGTGCCTTAGGGTCTGTGACTCCTGCTGCATACATCGAGATTGCTGCTACTAGAAAGGCTCTTGCCCATGAACCTGCTGCTGTCTTTAGTTCATTCATTACTTGCTCCTAACATAGGTACCTGAAAAAAAGCCCCATCATCGTCAGCTTCTTTTGCAAACGAGAAATGAGCGTGGTGTGTGTGTTTGTTTGAGCCCTCGTATGGCCGCCATGCCCAAGACTTTTTACTTGAGGCAATACGACCATCAAAGATAATGTAGGTAATTCTGCGTTCTTTCTTAGACTTGCATAAGAGACGAATCTGATCTGCAATATCTGGCATAAGGTCTGGCTTGGACTTACCACTGACATCACGATCGACATCGATGGCACGAACCCAGCCATTAGCATCGGGATTATGATCGCTAGGGCGAGCTGCGTGTCTGGTATCACCGATCCAGCCATCCGATGCGCGGTCACGACTTGGGAATGTGTCATCGAACTGTTCCCGCAGTTGCTTAGCAGCTTTACTTAGCTGTGGCTTCATCTGCTTGCATAGCTTCGTAGTGTGCCTTAGTCATCGAAGTAAATTCTCCGTTGCCACGGTCAATGATTGCGTGTTCTACATCATCAATCGTAATAAAAGTTACATTGTCCATTTTTATAGCTCCGCATTAAAGCCTAGATAGGCTGATGAAGATGTCCCAATTAGGAAATCTGTTCTGTAAAGTGTAAGTGAAGTAGATCCAGTTGTTAAAAGAGAAAATTGCGTAGTATTGCTTATGCTGCTTACAGTTAATGTAGTAAAATTAAACACATTGTTTCCGGGTTCGTGAATCTGTAAAGATGAATAATCAACAGAAGTTGGCA